TTATTTCTTTTGAAATTTTGCTAAAGGATTACTAAATTCTACAATGGAGATATATGCAGGAAGTTTTAACGAATCTGATTGTTCTGTTTGTTTAACCTTTTTCTTATATCTATACTCAATTTCATCAATATTTCCTTTAAAAATACCTGAGATTTCAAGTCGTGCTGCTTTTCTGAATAGAAGGTCATTCTTAAGTCCAAGCCAATAATCAAATCCTGTCATTTTTTTTGAACGTTCTATGATAGTATAATCAGTTTCATTTATAGCTAGCATGGCTGATATGCATATCGCTCCATGTTCTGTTGTATATTCCTGATCTTGGTATGTTCTTTCAGTTACTTCATTAAAATCGTCTTTCCAATTTAGTTTATATTGTTTAGTTTTTTCTCCATTTAATGATATAATGACTCCTGGTTTATGTTTAGATCTATGTAAGCAAACCATACATGCTTCATATAAATGGTTAGCAGTTCTAGGTGTTATACCAGGTAGTCCATTTTTGATTTTATTGAGATTCAATGTTTTCATAACATTATTGTTTAAAGTTAATTAAAGATGTTAAATATGAAATTAATTATATATTTTTTTAAAAGGATTGGTTATCATATACTTTGATTTTCTTGTTTTTATATTCTTGAGCAATAAAGGAATAAGCGCTACCTATCGAATATAGTAGAATGATTATATAATAGAACAAATAGTAGTATGTAATTCCTCTTAATATTAGAATACTACTTGTAGCAATTGCTTTCAATAAGATTTTGAATGAGAAATTAGAATCTAATATATTAGTGCCTAACACATATTTAGTCTTTTCTATCAAATTAATAGATTTTGTATATTCACTTGAGAAACATAGCGATAATAATACTATTAATAATATTGAAATAAGAATTGAATATGTGGTCAATGAAGTGAATTGTTTGAAGAATTCTCTGTATTTTAAAAGTTTTATTTTTTCATTGAGCTTTTTCCCTTCCGTATTGAAATCTATTGTAATGAATTTGTCGAATACTATTATTATCAAGTTGATGTTTAATCCTATGAATATTGATAAGGACGCAATGATGTAACCAGCGAAATCTTTATTGAATCCATTGCTGATGAGTATGGTCAGAATAACAGACATGATAATAGAAGCTATTTTAATAGACTTAAAATAGTTCTTACTTTTCTTTTGAGGGGTTAGACAGTCGGCTAATCCCTTTCTCTGCCATTCTTTAGCATCGCGTATTATTCCTATAGTGTATCTTATAGGAAGTTGATTTTTAAACCAACTGAATAATTTCATACTCATATATCTTGTACTTTTTTCTCATATCCTGGGAGAGTTTTTTCTTTTATTTCTTCCATTTTATTTGTACAGAATTTCTTAAGCTCGATGAAATCTGGAATGCCAGTATCATCAACAGTTATACATTCGCAAAGAAGTATCGCAGGTCTGAGTTTCAAATCTCCATCAATATCATACGTGGTTGTTTTACCTGTATTCCTGTTTTTCAAAGTTATTCTTTTTTCTTTAAAATCTCTTGTCTGCTTTTGATTTAGAAAGATATTTGATATTCTTTTTAAGAAATCTTTTATCTGAGGATATTGTATAGGTTCATCTTCTAATGAAGAAACTTCAAGTTTCAACCTTACCCCACCAATTTCTTTGTTTTCGATACCATCTTCTTCATTAATGGTATCTCCGTTTATGAATGTATCTTTAAAAATCAGATGATCAAGAATACTTTCGTTTGAGAAGTTTTCTTTCATTTCATCATCACAATAATATGTGGTTTCTATTGAATAACTTGCTCTTTTGGGTTTCAATGTTCTCTCAAGAAACTTGATAAGTTCGCTTTTGATGGTTATCTCAGGATAATATTGCAATAAGAGGTAACCAATATGATAGTCCATTGGCATATACAAATACATGTAGTAATTATCAGTAATGACATCTTCTTTTGTAACCTCTTTTTTCAGATTTTTGTTTTTTAATTGTCTTGCGTTCCTTGGCCTTCCGTAAAATCCTCCACAAATAATACCTTCAAGAACTGATTCATCTTTATGTCCAATAATTCTATATTTTGCTTCTTCTTGAGTTAATGATTTTGCTTCATTGTTCCTTATTAAAGGACCGTTTGTCTTGTGTACGGTTATACCTTTTCTTTTTTCTGTATTTGGAACGACAAATTCATCTTTGTCTAATGCTTTATAGAATTCTTTTACATATCTTTCAAATACCTTCTTGGAGTCTGTTGTACTTTTAATATTATATTTTAAACATACAGCATCTTTAAAAGTCATTGGCTCCTCTTCTTTTTTATTTTTAAGTTCTATTTGTAAAATAGTTAGTAGAGGACTTATTTCTTTTTCGCGTTTCTCTTTCTTTTCTGTTTCAAGCATAATTATACAACTTTTTAACTGTATGATTTATAAATTCCTCTTTTAGTGGATTTTTATTTGTATCTTGGGCAGCTTTGATGAATATGTCACAGATACGGATTTTTTGTCATAGTATGAGTGTAGACTATTCCACAACCTTATCCATTTCTTCATCAGTCACGACCTTCTTCAACAGCCAATGGTATACATTCTGGTTGTTGTTGGTGACGACATAAGCCTGGACGAACTCCCATCCTTGTTTGCCGAAGTAGTTCATCGCGTCCACCATGGAGTTGAACTCGATGTTCTTTCCGTCCTTGTCCTTCATGTATGAGATACCCTTCCAGAAGGATGTTTCCTGTCCGTAGTCTACTTGTACCTTTACTTTGTTGCTCATGAATTTGCTTGTGCCTACAAGCTCACAGTAAACGTAGTTTTCGGCATAAAGGCTGACTGATAATACAGCCACGAATAATGTGAATAAAAGTCTTTTCATGTTTCTGTCGATTAATTCTTAATTTTTTAAGTGTCTTACATGTTGGTTTTATACTTCCGCATAGGCCGCAACTGCAGCGGACTCGTCAGTTTTGATTCTGGCCTGAGAAAGAAGATTGTTTATTACTTTGGTCATGTTTTCACTTGGAATAATGCTTGTTAGTATATTTCTAAAATCTTCTTCATTTTTTATATCATGATTTTGATTGTTGATGAAATCATTCAATATTAACGGATAGTATTCGAATACAGAAAATGTTATTTTCATGATTTCTAGTTTATAGTTCAGGTTGGGGACTTTGACTTGAAATGTGCTTTCTAATACATTGGGATTATTTGTAATAGGAGATACTTTACTAACTACTGAACTACTTACAAAACCAGGTTGTTCTGTTTTTATATATCCAATTACAAGTCCATTTGTAGATTCAGTCAGGAATTTGGCATGGGCTTCCAGAATGATATTGGGAGCTTTAGAAGTGTTTGGGGATATTTTCCATAAATTCTCTTCCATGATATTTATATTTTTAAATTAAACTTTATTGGTAGATGGTCAGAATATTGTTTGTCAATGATATGATTTTGGGTTAAAAGTTCTCTTCTGTTGATATTGGTAATAACTTCCAGGAATGAATCATCGAAGTAACCGATTAGTTCTGGTCTTATCAATACCTGGTCATATATATGCCAGTAAAGGTTAATGGACTTTGATGAATTATAGTACATGGTTCCTGAAACTTTACCTTTTCCAGTATCACCAAGGAATCCCCACATCGGGTTATAGAGGAATTCATAAGTATTGTCTCTTACAGTGGCAACACCATTGTTATGTATGATGGACTTATCCATCACCGTATGTAGCCCTTTCGTCTGAATCATTCCATTATCGAATGGGTTCATGTTGAAATCACCACAGATAATCGTTCGTTTATGTCCTACTTGTTCTTCAACTTCCTTGATAAATTGGGAGACTTCTATGGAATAATCTGACAATTCGTCGTCAGTCATATTGATTTTACTTGGGAAATGACATGTTATCAGCGTAATATTGTCATTTAGAATCGTACTGAACAATTGTTTGGCACTCAGTCTCTGTTTATCGTTACAGTTCTTTAAATATGATGTGTCAAATCTTGTAAAGATTTTCACTTTGTCTGTCGGTGAGTTTGGCCTGGAATATTGGTATTTATATATTGATGGTGATTGGTTCAAGATGTCCAACAACTCCTTTTCCTGGCAATCGGGACATTCAGCAAGCATAAGAATATCTACATCTTCAGTGGTTGCCAGTTCTTTGAGTATAGGGAAGATGTCTCTATTTTTATGTATGTTCCAGAATACGAAGTTCATTTATTTGGTCTTACTATAATTTTACTTTTGCTTTGAGATTGTTGATTGTTTCCTGCTGCATTGCTATTGTATCGATGAGCAGTGTTTCTCTGTCAGATACCGGTTTCGCTTTTTTTGTCGGACTACCTTCTCCACGCAGCAGCCATTCAGCAGATACTTCCTGATATGTATTGAGTATAGCCAATACTACTGCGAGGCTTATCTCTCGTTCACCGTTTAGCTGTCGGTTCAGTGTGTTCTGAGCCAATCCGCATCGGATAGCAAATGCCCTTTCCGATAATCCGCTTTCGGCTATCAGATGTCTGATTCTTTCTATCATATCCTTACTTTTGAATATAAACCTTAGCTGAAATCAGTCTGGCCTTGAAAATCAATCATACATACAAATGTAGTGAAAAAATTTAAAGTTTCATACGGATTTCACTGGAATTTACTGTTTTGTACCTGTGGTGATACTCCCAGATTCTTTATTTGCTCCTTCAATCTGTTTATGATTTCTTGCTGTGTCGTGATTGTATCTATCAGAAGCCTTTCTTTGTCTGATTCCTGCGTTTGATTTCTGTTCTGGTTCCCCTCTCCTCGTAGTAGCCATTCTGCCGAGATATTAGTATAGGTATTCAATATTGCTGATACAACCGATAGGCTCAATTCTCTTCCTCCTTTCAGTTGCTTGTTCAATGTCTGCTGTGTGATTCCACATGAAGCAGCAAACGCCCTTTCAGATAGTCCGGTGTCTGAGATAATCTTCTTTATTCTTTCTGTCATGTCGTACGATGAAGGAGGCTGCTGATGGCTTGTCGTATCCATAGGTTCTTTTTGATGTTTCAGATTGTTTTGAATGTCATACTATTCTGTTCCTGCTGTTTGCTATAATCAGTTCGGCTTCCAATGTCTTGACCTTATCTTTTAGGCTGTGTATGGTTTCTTGCTGCATGGCTATGGTGTCTATAAGAGCTGATTCACGGTCAGATATTGGTGTTGTTTCTACTGAAGTATTCGGTTGTTCAGACCCTATAATCATTTCCCCTTTGCCACGCATAAGCCATTCGGCGGAGATTTCAGGACATTTGTCAAGTATGGATGTTAGAATCTTTGCAGAAGGTTCCGTTCCTCTAGAAAACATAGATGCTACCACAGATTGGTTTACTCCGATATGGATTGCGAATTGCCTATCAGATATATTGTAATAATTAATAAGACTTCTTATTCTTGAACATATACTTTCTTCCATAACTGTTTTTTCTGGATGCAAATCTTATCTTTCTTATTTTATTCAATGAGAATGAAAACGATGTTTAACTGATTTTTTTGTTTTGACTTTTTGCTATAATTAATTCTGCTTCTAATGTCTTAATCTTTTCTTTTAGACTATGTATAGTTTCTTGCTGCATCGCTATAGTGTCTATAAGTGCTGTTTCACGGTCATAAATTGGTGTTGTTCCAGATGAAGTATTCGATTGTTCAGACCCTATAATCATTTCTCCCTTACCCTGTATCAACCAGTTTGTATCAATGTCGCTAAAATGCGATACGAGTCTGTAGATTAATTCAAAATCAATAGTGTTACTTTTTTTATTACAATATTTATTGACCGTTGAATAACTGAATCCAATTTCTTTAGATAAAGAGCTTTGATTTAAAGATTTGTATTCCATTAATTGTTCTAAGCGTTCAATAAATCCATTATTAATTTCTTGTTTATCCATATATTCTATATAAATGTTAAAAATAGCTATACTGCGATATTTTTTGTATGTAAATGTTTTATATATCGCAATATTGCGATATATTTGCATTACAATCAATCATACATACAAAAATACTATAAGAAAGATAATCTACAATGAAAAACCTGGAAAAATACCTTGAGGAAGAAGTGCGTGATTTACAGTCTGATATTGAGGAAATCGAAGCGATGACGGAAGAGGAGATGCAGATGAAATACAACACGGATGACACAAAACCGGATTTCCTTGCATTCCTGAAGTCTGAGCTTGAGATTGCAAGGAAGAAACTTTCCGGGTTCATTGAAGATGATTATGAAACGGTTGATTGCGGGTTCTCAAGCGAATCCGACTACCTGAGATACAAGTTCGGATAACCTTACAAAGTCAAACATATAAAAACAGGTCATTATGAAAGTAGAAACCAAGTACAACGTAGGTGACAGGCTGATTGCCCTGTCGAACGAAGGGAAAGCAATGGAAATCGAAGTGTGTGACATCATGGTAACTGTAAAAGCTGACCAGACGGTTTCCGTCTATTACCGGAAGGAAGGCGATGCATTCATGAGCTTCCCGGAAGAGAAATGCTTCACCACCGAACAGGAGCTTGTCGGCTATGTGATGTCGGGAATTTCCCGCCAGTGACAGCAAGCCAGGTGTGGGTTGGTTCCCTATCCTGGCACACAGAGAAGAGTTCCTTGACGTATTTAGGCATGCACGGGTACGGGAAACCGTATAGTTGCCATGGATAATGGACGCCGTGGATGAGTTCAGAACATTTGGTTCGGCCTACACAGGTAGGTTTTAAGTGATAGAATTTTGGACGGGATAGCTCAGAGGTAGAGCGTCACAGATTAAGGTATAATTATACGAGGGTGAATGAATGTCGTGAAAGCCGGCGGTTCGAATCCGCCTCCCGTCCCGAACTAAAAATAAAGGGAATGAAGAATCTTATATTCATCAACAGCTGCGCCACACTGGTGCTGCTGGTAGCGTTCCGGAACGTATGCAGCTGGATATTCTGCGTGTCCGCTGTGGTCTGGGTGGCTACAATCGTGCCGATCTGCATCAGATTGGACAGAATGAGTGAGGAAAGACGCAGCATGTACCGCAAGGAACTGCGTGAACGTGAACGGTCAGAAAAGGAGGGATATGGAACAGGTAATTGAGAAGCTCCCGGTAATCTCTACGCTGAGGGCGATGGAAATCAATGAGGAGGTGACCTTCCCGATTGAACAGAAGGTCACACTGGCGAATACGATTTCATCCCGTATGTACAAGGAGCGCAAGGAGGGGATGAGGTGGACAATGAAAACCGATGCGGACAATGGTACCGTAACGGTGATAAGGTTAAGCTGATATGTTGTTCACTGTAAACGGAAGGCTTATGACTACATTACTTCATGACGGTTCAGCTGAGATACTTCTCGACAATATCCTTGAAGCGATGGAGAGTGTATCTTTCAGCAAGAGCCAGGCGATGGTTATCATCAGGTGCGGTGAGAAGAGGCTTGAGCACATGGTGAACAGAGGTGAGATTCGTATGGTCAAGAATCCTCAAAAGAATGCGAAATGGATGTGCAACGCTGCCGATGTGCTGCGGAAATGTGGGAACCACCTCAGACGCAGGAAGAGGAAGAAGTGATTCTGCCGGTCACGGAATGTGGCTGTACGGGGGATTGGTGGAGTGGAAACACGCCGGAAGCTCCGGAAATCACGGGTTCAATTCCCGTATCCCCCACGATTAGTAGTGTTAATGAATGTGGGTACTGAATGCCTGTGAAGGTATTCCAGTACGGTAAACCGCACCTCACGCGGTGGCAGCCGGAGAGACGGCTATAAATCAAAGTCAAACAGATAAAAGAAAGGAGTGATATGGAGAATTATTATGTTCCGGACTGGTGGCCTACCGGTATAAGCAGATAGCCCTATGGACTGGGGATATGATTATCCGGATGAGGAACCGGATGAATTTGAGTACGATGATTTCAACTTCGAATGAATGTGAATACTATCTTCTAGCAGAGTGTGGGCCCTAAGCCTAACCGGGGGTATGCCAGCGGCACCGTGTCGGAACTGGGGCTAAATGGTATCGTGGCGGAATTGGTAGACGCTATAAGTCGGATGGGTAGAGAGACAGAGCACAGTGTTATTCTACACCTAAAAGGAAGGGAGTTTCTCATGCATGTTCGAATCCTGCCGATACCACTGATTAAAAACACTTAAAACAATACATTAATGGAAATGGATATAAAAATTAAACTACCTGAGAACGGGAATATTTACGAAGCGGAATTTTCATTATCAGTCTCCGGAATGAAAGTATCAAATCGGGAAGCATTGAGAACGCTCCCCGAAATCATCAAACAATCTCTGATTGATTGCTTTGAGCTTAATTTCAACAGAGCTTTAGATGAAAAAGCGAAAGACACGCTTTAGTCAACGTATGTGTCAAGGTAATGAAGAAAAAAATCAATTTTTGAAATGACAATATCAAAGTCTTTGTTTGCGGATTTTGAATTACCGCCTATAACAACAGGCATGAATCTGAGGTTTGCAAGTTCATCTAGTTCTTTATTTAGTGGTAAATCCTTGTCAAAGGAATAAACGATGTGAATAAATTCACGGATGGCTTCATAAATACCCGGATATGAATTGAATGGGGAATCAATATCAAACACTTCTCCTTTCTTCTGAATTGCCAATACTTCATTCTTGACAGTTTCTGCCTTTTCTTTGTAGAAATTCTTATCATACATACGATTAAAAATTTAAAATTAGACAAGGCAAAAGTAATAATCAGAAGGGGCATATCCAATTATTTACGATTATTAGGTTTAAAATTAGACAGTTTACGATTTATTATCAGGATATGTCCCTCTTTAAATTAATAAAATATGCCGTACTATATCAAGAGACCTAAAAAGAAGAAAGAAAAGCCTTTGACGTTATTTGACAAGGCAGAATGTGGACTCTAGTCCTGACCTGGTGTATTTTAACGGTACTGTGTCGGAACTGGGGGCAGACGGTACAGTGGGTCCAATGGTAAGGCCGCTCCGTCATAGGACGGTGGAATGCAGGTTCGATTCCTGACTGTGCCACGATCCATGAAGTTGGATTTGTTTTCCATAGTATTAGGTTTGATAACTGGCAGCCTGTGAAGGTAGTCAGGGACAGGTAGCTCAACGGATAGAGCGGTAGCCTCCTAAGCTGCAGGTTCCGGGTCCGATTCCCGGCCTGTCCACAACCCATAGTTGAAATGGAGATACGGAATACTGCATGTGATGTTTACGGTGGGGTACACGATGTCGTGTTGGAGCGGATGGAGAGAATCCGGCCGGTATCCCATGTAGCGTATCTGTCCATAGTGTCTTCAGTTTTTTGTTTGTTTTTGTTGCTGCGCCCCTGGGAATATGCCCGGGGGCTTGTCGTTAAAAAGGCGTTAAAAAGGCGAAGAATCGGTTTGCAAAACCTGATGCAAAGGATTAACTTTATAGTGGTAATTAACTAATAGTCAAACAGATAAATCTTTTATGGAAAAGAAGCAGAAAGATCCTGTTTCTGTTCCTTCTCAGAAACAGGACAGGACCTTGAACGAAAAGGTGTTGAGCATCAGAACGCTCGACAAGGACGAAATCGAATGCCGTATAGGTATGGCGAAGCAGAACGGGTGTTCGTTGCTTCTGTACAAGGATGCGCGTGTGGACATGAAGCTTCTGGATGAGGTGTTCGGCCCTATGGGGTGGAAACGTGACCATGAGGTGGTCAACGGGAACCTGTTCTGTACCATATCGGTATGGGACGACACCAAGAAGGAATGGGTGAGCAAGCAGGATGTCGGTGTGGAGTCGAACACGGAGAAGGAGAAGGGACAGGCTTCCGATGCCTTCAAGCGTGCGGGATTCAACTGGGGCATCGGCCGGGAACTGTACACTGCACCGTTCATCTGGATAAACTTCAAGGAAGGTGAGGCCGTGTCACGTGGGAGCAGCTGGTCAACCTACACCAAGTTCAGCGTACAGGAGATAGAATACAACGATCGCAAGGAGATTTCGAAGCTTACAGTCACCGATGACAAGGGTGAGGTCAGATATGAGTATCCTGCGAAGAAGAAGCCTTCCGGACCTGCCCAGCCTGCACAGAATAGCCGGACAGCTACGGCAAACGTGTACAAAGGTTCGGAACTGGACGCTGCCATCAATGAGATAAAGTCAGTGAAGAGTTGGGACGAGGCGAATGCTGTCTGGCAGAAACATCTGAAGTTCCAGAACAACAGGGAGTTCAGAGAGGCATGTATGGAGATAACAAGAAAATATCCTAGAACGAAATGATGGAACTTGTAAAGTCTGATGTGGTCTTCAACGAAGAGGACCACACCTATTTCCTTGGAGACAAGCAGCTCAAGGGAATAACGGGAATGATCAAGAGGCACCTGTTCCCAGGTAAGTACAGTGAGGTGCCGAAGTATATAATGGAGCGTGCAGCAGACAGGGGGTCAAGGGTACACCGTGCGTGCGAGTTCGTCGATACGACCGGATTCGGTCCGGAATGCTGCGAGGCGGAAAGGTACCTTGCCATAAGGACGGATGCCGGTTATTCGCCTCTTGCAAACGAGTACACCGTTTCTGACAACGAGCACTTCGCTTCGAACATCGACTGTGTCTGGGAACGCGAAGGAAGCATAGCGCTTGCTGACATCAAGACGACCTATGACATCGACAGGGAATACCTGTCGTGGCAGCTTTCGGTATATGCCTACCTGTTCGAAATGCAGAACCCGTTATTGAAGGTTGACAGGCTGTTCGGAGTCTGGCTGTACAAGTCGGAAAAACGTGAAATCTCCGAGCTGATAGAGATTGTGCGTAAGCCCGATGAAGAAGTGGTGCGGCTGATGGAATGCGAAGTTGCAGGCATCATGTACAGTGTACCTTCGGTACAGGAATCCGATGTCCCTAGGCTGGTACCGAAGGAGGTTATCGGCAGATACCTTGAAGCATGTGACATCATCGACGAGGTGTCGGCATTCGCCAACGGGTTCAAGGATACGCTGAAGAAGTCCATGGTCGGCAACAGGATAAAAACATGGGAATACGGTGGTATCAGGGCTACGGTCACACCTGAATCTATATCAAAAGGATTCGATGTGAAGAGGTTCCAGTCTGACCATCCGGAACTTTACAGACAGTACATTAAAGAAACAGTTAAACCATCGTCGATAAGGATTACAAGGAAAGATGAGTCTGAATAAAGCGCAACTTATCGGACATGTCGGAAAGGATCCGGATGTCCGTAGACTGGAGAACGGTACCAAGGTTGCGACGTTTCCGCTTGCCACTACTGACAGGGCATACACGCTCCCCAACGGTACACAGGTACCGGAACGTACAGAATGGCATAACATCGTATTGTGGAGAGGTCTTGCCGAAGCCGCCGAGAAGTATCTTCACAAGGGTGACAAGCTGTATGTTGAGGGTAAGATACGTTCGCGTTCGTATGAGGACGCGAACAAGGTGAAACGGTATGTCGTCGAGATATTCGCCGACAACATGGAGATTCTGACTGTCAGGACGCAAGGCACCGGTAACGGAGGTATGCATCCTGTGTCACAGCCACAAGACCAGGGAGGTGACATTCCGTTCTGATTATGGAAGCGAGGATTATCAAGAAGGACGGTAAAGTCACCATTGACAAGGACTTCGACTTCATGTTGAAGCTGCTTCCGAACGGTGAATATGACCTTACAATCAAGAAGAGGGTCAGGAAGAGGACCGGGAACCAGAACAACACCATGTGGATGTGGTTCAGGTGTGTCGGGAACCATCTGAGGGAGGAGACGGGAGACGAGAGGTGGGCGTCGAAGGAAGGGATAGAGGCCCTCCATGACATCTACTGCAGGAAGTTCCTTACGGAACCGGTAACCGGACCGGACGGCAGCCTCTCGGAACGTGTCCGAGGGACAAGAAACCTTTCTGTAGAGGAGATGCACCGGTTCATGGAATCCGTGAAGATTGACCTTAACACCGAGTTGGGAATCGAGATACCCCTTCCGGAGGACAAGTATTATTCTGAATATGCCGCAATCTATGGCGGTAAGTGATTAACAAATAAATAATTGAAAATGGCATTGAAAAAGGATTATGAGCCTGAGGAACTGAAATTCGTGCTTCCCCAGGCAGTGCTGGAGACATTCCCTCTCGAACTGGACTTCAGCGGATGCGAGTGTGTAACCGACAAGGACGTGATAAGGATGGTCAACGAGCGTTTCAACGCCACGTTCCCTGACAACGAGTCGGCAACAAGGTATATGGATGAGTCCGAGAAGGAGGATATCCGCAGGAAATATTGCCGTCTGGTGGAAGAGGAGCTTCCTCAGGCCGAACTGGAGTACCTGGATGCCGTAGAGGAGGCGAAGCGTCTAAAGAACGATGCCTCCGGCAAGGTGGAGAGCCTCAACAAGCAGATCAAGGACTATGCTGCGAAGGTTCATGAAGGGACAAAGGAGAAGGAGCTTCCGGCAACCAAGACGTTCCGTATAGCTCTTGCCGGATATTTCCTTACATACTCCATCATCAACGGACGTGTGCTGCTTGTCAAGGCCAGCAAGGTCGAGAAGTACGAGAAGACGTCGCTGTGGAGCCAGGAGGACCGGAACCGCATTGCCATGAACGAACTGTTCGGCCTGGAATTCCCGGTATTCGAACCGCCGACCGAACAGGACCTTGACCTGGAACCGGATAAGGACGGTACGGACGATGCCGGTGGAGAGGATGAGCTCGACAGGGAATTGGGATATGGTGAGGAGGAAAAGGGATGAGCAGACTCCGGCACAGGCGTGGCCGCAGGTCCGTATATGTGAAGTCACTGTCACGGAACCCGTATTGGGAGAAGGTGCCCAGAGAGGTCAGGATAAGGGACGGACACAGATGCGTGGTTTGCGGTGCACGATATCCGCTTGAAGTACATCACAGGACATACAGGGTTGACGGAAGGTCGATACTCGGGCATGAACTCGAGCACCTTGACAGTCTTGTCACCTTATGTGCGTCCTGTCATCAGAAAGTACATGACAAGGAGATTGTGATATGAAGTATCAGTTGAGGGACTATCAGCTTGCTGCCAGCCATGCAGCAGTGGAACTGTTCAGAAGCAGGGACAGGAGGAACGGTCTTATGGTTCTGCCGACAGGTGCCGGCAAAAGCCTTGTCATAGCGGATATTGCCGCACATCTTGACTCCCACCTGCTCGTATTCCAGCCCAACAAGGAGATACTCGAACAGAACTTCGCAAAATTTCAGTCGTACGGAATATGGGACTGTTCGTGCTATTCCGCATCGGTACGGAGGAAGGACATAAGCCGTATAACATTCGCCACCATCGGTAGCGTATACAACCACATGGAGGATTTCGACCGTTTCGAATATATCCTGATTGACGAGTGCCATCTTGTAAATCCATCGGAAGGTATGTACATGACATTCTTCTCAAGAAGGAAGAGGAAGATTGCCGGTCTCACGGCCACTCCGTACAGATTGTACAGCTATATGGGCGGTTCCATGCTGAAATTCCTGACGAGGACGCGTCCAAGGGTGTTCGACGATGTGATATACCATTGCCAGGTCCGCGAACTTCTGGACCGTGGATTCCTTTCCGCTCTGAGATATTTCGACCTTACGCAGATAGACCTGAGCCGTCTCAGGAAGAACTCGAAGGGGAACGAATATGACGAGAGTAGCCTTTCGGCAGAGTTCGCAAGGGTGGACATCTATTCCTATCTCTCAAGGATAGTCAGCCGAATAATGAATCCGAAGGACGGAAGCAGCAGGCGTGGCATACTGGTGTTCACCAAGTTCGTCAGGGAGGCCGAGAAGCTGGCGGAATCCATACCGGACTGTGCGGTGGTAAGCGGCGAGACTCCCAAGAAGGAGCGGGAGAGGATATTGGATGCATTCAAGGCAGGAACTGTCAGGGTGGTTGCGAATGTGGGTACACTCACCACCGGATTTGATTATCCTGAGCTTGACACGATAGTTCTGGCAAGGCCTACCATGTCACTGTCACTGTACTACCAGATGATTGGACGTGTAATCCGTCCGTTCCCCGGGAAACGCGGGTGGGTGATTGACCTGTGCGGTAGCTACAGAAGGTTCGGTAAGGTTGAAGACCTGGTAATATCCGAGCCTGAACACGGGAAATGGGTGATAAAGAGCAACGGTAAACAATTGACCAACGTAATAATCTAATGATATGTATACGATAAGAGGTAACATACCGAGCAAGAGCAACTGCTACAGGATCGTTACCATAAACGGAAAGTCGAAGCTCGCCAAGAGCGAAGCGTTGACGAAATATGAGAAGTCGTTCTATCTTCAGTGTCCGGAACGTGGTCGTGACGTTGAGGGGTATTTCGCCCTGAAGGCGAAGGTGTACTTCTCGAGCAACCGGTCTGACTTGGACAACAGCCTGAAGATACTGCTTGACTGCCTCCAGCAGACCGGTACGATAAGGAACGACCGGTACTGTACGAGGATAGAGATTGAGAAGATGGTTGACAGGAAGGACCCACGCGTGGAGTATGAGGTGATTCCTGTCCTAATTGGTTGAAGGCCTATGGCAAGGATACGTTCGATAAAACCCAAGTTCTGGGACGATACGAAGATAGGGCGTATCAGCAGGGACGCAAGGCTCCTGTATATAGGGATGTGGAATTTCGCTGATGACATCGGAGTCGTGATAGGAGATTCCATATGGCTGAAGTCAAAGATATTCCCGTATGACCAGATCCAGATTCAGCAGTTTGAGAAATGGATGAACGAGCTCGTGATAAACGGATTTATATGTCTGCTTTCATACAGAGGTGAGAGATTCATATATCTGCCAACCTTCACCCGGCATCAAGTAATCAACAAACCGAATCATGATGATTTGAACATACCTAAAAATCTGATAGACAGCATAAAGGAAACGATACCTGAACAATCACGGAACAATCCGGTATCATTCACGGAACAATCCGTTCTTATAATAGGAGAAGGAAATGGAAATGGAGATATACCCCCTATAGTCCCCCCTGATGAATGTCATGAAGACGCGCAGATAGACTACAGAAGGCTGATGGATACGTTCAACAGGATGTTTTCCGGAAAGCTTCCGAAAGTGTCTTCAATGACTGAAAACAGGAAGAAGGCTGTGAAGGCCAGGGCTTCAGAGAACGGGAAATCTTCTATCATGAAGGTGTTCGAAAACGTACTCAGGTCTCCTTTCCTGCTCGGGAACAACGACAGGAACTGGAGATGTGACTTCGACTGGATATTCCGGCCGACGAATTTTCTAAAGATTTTGGAGGGAAATTATGAAAACAGAACTGAAAGTGCAGGAAGAGGAACGGCAGCTGGCCGCGTTAAGGAACTCGCCGGAGCAATACTTCGCGGTGCTGAATCCAAAGACATTCCATGACGTGTTCATAGGAAATGAGCCTAGCGTTGCAGTTGTGGTCGCAAGGTATGGTGTTACATTCACTAGGGCGATGGCCGGTTATCTCGTGGCTGAGTGTTCCGAGTTCTTCAACGTGACTAAGCCGATGACCGAAATGCAGATTGCTGTGACAACTGAACTGATAATCGAAGAATACCCGTATTTCACTGTGGCCGATCTGAAGCTTTGTTTCAAGAATGCCATGAAGGGAAGGTACGGTGAGATATACAACCGTATCGACGGTTCGGTAATCATGGGATGGCTCCGCCGGTACAATGTGGAGAGGTGCACTGAGGCCGACAGGATTTCTTACGGCGAGCATAAAGGTACGATTGAATCGGAGGCTTCATCCGGAATGGTCTATGAGGAGTACAGGAAATCCATAATTGAGATGGCAAAAGCGGGAGACAAGGAAGCTGCTGAAGCCCTCAGGCGTTCAGACGAGGTAATGGAGTTCATGAAGCGAAAGAGCCTTGAGAAGAGGGCAAAGGAACTTGAAAAATTCTACAGGAATGAGAAGGTTCGAGATAAAATGGAACAGTAAGGGGATGAACCGTTACGGCTATATATGCAGCCATTTCGGATGGAACGACCTGCATCTCACATTGAACGGACACTGCTGGGTGAGTGTAAGCGAAGAGCATATTGATGCATTCATGAAAACAGCCCAGAGACACTACTTCTCCATTATCTGTGAACTGTAAAAGGCGACAAAATGGCGAAGAATCGGTTTGTACAACTTGTTGCAAATCACTATCTTTATAGTAGCTAATAAACTAAAAGTCAAACAAATATGGAAAATAAAGGAATTGAAGTAAGGATGATATGCATGTCTGAAATCATGCCGTCACCAGACAATCCGAGAAAGACGTTCGATGAGTGTTCCATTGTCGAACTTTCTGAAAATATCGCAAGGCAGGGGCTTCTGCAGCCGATAACGGTCCGTCCTAAGGATGATGCGGTACTGGATGAGGATACGCTGGAAGTAATCGGAATCACACGGTACGAGATTGTATGCGGAGAGAGGCGTTTCCGTGCATTCAGGATGCTGCGTGACAAGGATCCGGAAAAATACGGTTACATTCCCTGCATCGTCAAGGAGATGACCGATGAGGAGGCATTCGAGGCCAGCATAACGGAGAACCTGAGCAGACAGGACGTTGACCCGGTAGAGGAGGGGATAGCCTTTGCTCTGCTTCTTGAGAAGGGACAGAAGGTCGAGGATATATCGGCCAAGTTCGGAAAGACGGTACGATTCATACAGGACCGTGTAAAGCTGGGAAGTCTTGTGCCTGGAATCCACGACATGATAAGGGAAGGCATGATACCGTTGTCAGGTGCACTCATGGTTGCAAAGCTGGATAAGGACGTACAGGAGCAGTTCGCCGATACCTACAAGGGAAAGGAACTTACCGTGAATGATGTAAGGAGTTACATTGACAACCGGTTCGGAATCCTGTCATCCGCGCAGTTCTACAAGGACGGCGAGGATTCCATTGAAGGTTTCGTACCATGTTCGAAGTGCGAGAAGAACACGTCGAACTATTCCTGCCTGTTCTGGGAAATGAAGGGTGACAATCCTAAATGTACTGATATATCCTGCATGAACAGGAAGCAGAATGCCTATGTAGTTTCCAGAATATTGAAAGAAAAGTGTATTGTCCATATCGGTGAACCGCTTGAGTTCGGACAGACAGTCGTCATTTCCGAAGGTGAACAGTCATGGTGGACAGATGACAGGAAGAAAGCATATTCTGACATTCTACATAAGCTGTCTGAAAACAGGATAGCGGTCGTTGATGCAAGTGTGTTCAACGGAAGGTGCCATTATGCGGAAGATGACAGTAGAATCGCATCGATGCTCGAGAGGAACGAGGTTTACCGATGCATATCCATCGACTCCAGTTCAGGGTTCAGATATGGAATAGCATTCTATTATGTAAGGAAATCCTCATCTACACAGATAAAGACCGGCGTTGACCAGAAGGAAAAGGAACTTGACAAGCTTCAGAAGAAGCTGAAAGGAATCAAGGAAGATACCAGGGAAAAGGTTTTCAAGGGGCTGAATGAGATTATGCTCAAGGGAAATTCATACAGGAAAATCGGAAGCGAAATCACACAGATCGAGCAGACCGTATTTGATGCCTTGCTTCTGCTGATGTTAGACAACGAATACCTTTCCTCGTTGGGAATAGACAAGTTCTCGACTAGGGAGGATTTCGTTGAGTATGTCCGAACTCATCCGGAGGACAGGAAATCATGGTACCGTGAATTCATAGTCCAGAGATTCGGTCAGAACAGGTATCCTGTACTATACCGTCTCCAGATGGAACTTGTAAAGGAGATGTTCCCGGAAGAGTTCAATGCCATAAACGCTAAAATATCAAAATCCTACAATAAGGATTTTAAGAAACTTAACGAACGTATTAAAGAGCTTGAAGGGGCATGAGGCCCCGTTTTGAAACGATATGTCTAACAATAACCGGCATGATATGATAACATTGAACAGGATTGCTGAAGAATGCCGCAAGATAGCCCTGGAAAGGAAGAAGATTACCGTACACAGCTCACATAAGGGTCTGTGTATCGGTATATCTGCGGAATGGCGCGAATTGTTCGAGGCGGGGAAGCATGAACGAAGTGTACATATCCCTCAGTACAGTGCCAGAGAAGAGGAAGCTGCCGACGTTATCATTGCCACTCTCACTTATCTGGAATCAATAGGATGCAAGAACATAGAGCAGCTGATTAAGGACAAGGTGGAGTACAACAGGAATCGTGGATAGGTTGTTGCTGACTGTTATAGTGTTGTTGATTATGTGATGTTGAATTTAATAATGGTTAGCTATGGAATTTGTTTTCATGAACATTCCCGTCGGGCTTCTGGACTTCAACAAGGGACAGATTGACGGGCTTCCGAAGAATCCCAGATTCTTCCGTGACTACCGCTATGATGCGATGAAGAAGAGCATATCCGACTCCCCGGAGATGCTTGAACTGCGTGAACTTATAGTGTATCCGCACGAAGGAAGGTATGTTGTCGTTTGCGGGAACCTGCGTATGCGTGCGTGCCGTGAACTCGGATATGAGGAACTTCCATGTAAGGTGCTTCCGGAAGGTACTCCTGCCAGAAAACTGCGTGAGTATTCCGCAAAGGACAACGTGAGCTTCGGCGAGAACGACATGGACGTGATGAAGAACGAGTGGGACCAGTCCGAGCTTCAGGACTGGGGCGTGGAATTCGCTCCGGATAAGAAGAAGGACGCGTTCCGTGAGAGGTTCGAGTCGATTACCGATGAGACTGCCGTCTATCCCCTTGTACCGAAGTATGACGAGAAGCACGAACTGTTCATCATCATATCTTCGAGTGAGGTGGACAGCAACTGGCTGAGGGAAGTGCTCGACATGCAGCACATGAAGAGCTATAAGACCGGCAAGATAAGCAAGAGTAATGTAGTCGATATAAAGGATGTCCGCCATGCCCTGCAGAATTGTAATCCCAAGCCATAAGCGGCACGACAGGGTGTTCGCCAAGAAGCTGGTGAACGACCCGATAATCTGCGTGGCAGAAAGCCAGGCTGACCTGTACAGGGAATACAACCCCGACTGTGAGATTGTAACCCATCCGGATGATGTCATCGGCCTCATCCCTAAACGTAACTGGATGGCAAGGCATTTCGGTGACCTGTTCATGCTTGACGATGACGTGCATGCCTGCAAGTCAATATATGTCGAAAAGGGTGAGTCAGCAAGGATCAAGGACAAGGACAGGATAACACATATCATCCAGTCGCTGTTCGAGATGGCCGAGATGATGGATGTGCATCTGTTCGGGTTCACGTCGAAGGTTACACCTGTAATGTACGAAGAGACGGGATTCCTGTCGCTCTCAAAGATGATAACCGGTTGCTCATACGGTGTCAGGTACAACAGTAACATCTGGTGGAACGAGGAGCTGAGACTTAAGGAGGACTTCTGGATTTCCTGCTATGTCAAGTTCAAGGAAAGGAGGATTCTTACGGACCTCCGTTATAACTTCGAGCAGAAGTCTACGTTCGTAAACTCCGGAGGGCTTGCAGCAATCAGGAACCAGGAGGAGGAACGGAAGTCAATACTGTTCATCAGGAAGAACTTCGGTGAATCTGTCAATATCAAGGGACCGACAAACAACGGGAAAGGTACTACCAAGCAGATGGTACAGTACAATATCGCAGTCAAGTTCAGGTTCTGAAAAAGGCGTTGAAAATCAGATGTTTATGATTGTATAAATCGCTGAATTTCACTATCTTTATGGAAGTAAAACAAAAAAACAAACGGTTATGGAATTGAAGACAGTAAGAGGATACGGTTTTTTCGAGGTCTCATCTGCGATGCAGAAGGCAGTAAGACGATGTGATGCTGCTGTAGCCGGTTATTTTGCAATCGAGCTTTGGGAGAGCGGTTACCGTGACTATGTATGGAAACGACTGTATACCATCAGTGCTGAGGACTGTTATGGTCTTGTGACGCATGAGGTGGAAGCGTTGTGGCAGGGTCACGAACTGGTTAACAGAGGAGCTGACAGGCCGAAGGGCAGGATATTCGTCAGCAAGGCTGTAATCCTGTTGTGCCATTGCAGGAAAAACCGTGACGCAGACCATCTCCAGAACTTTATCTATGACAGGAATCTGATAGATGTGGAAAAATGGATTGATGACGTCAGGAGTAATCCGATACCAATACCTCCCTACACGTTCGATGTGCACACCCGCAAGGGAAAGAAGATGGGAAGGACTAAAGAACAGTTCTTCCGTGAAGAGTTCGAGGCGTTGACCCCCCGTATACCGGGGCTTTTCGACGACCTTGTACCATAGTTACGGCCACGGTTTTCCGTGGCCTTTTTAATTGAAGTCAAACAAAAAAAATACAGTTATGGAAAAAGTGAACAAGGAATTCGTAGAGGTTATCAGAGAGTATCTTGAAAAGAGGTCTGAGAAGGACGCGTTGTTCTCTGAGAAGTATAAATCTTCTAAGAAGACGGTTGAACAATGTTGCGATTATATCATATCCGAAGCAAGGAAGCGCGGATCACGTGCTGTCGTAATCTGTCATGAAGAGGTGTTCGGTATGGCTGTCCATTTCTTTGATGAGGATGGTATACAGCCTGTGGAACCTGCAGTAGATACAAGTGTCATTGTACCGGAACGTAAGCCTGCTGAGAAGAAGGAAACCGTAGAATCATCAAAGAAGGATGTAGTTCCTGAACATATCGAAAACATATTCGAACTTCTATGAAACCAAGGACAAAGCGTGAAAGGTTGGTAGTTGAACTCAGTAGTAAGCTGCCAGCGATAACAGAAGCCCAGATACGATGGGGAAAGAAGCATTGTTTTCCACACAACGCTTTCCGCTGTAAGGATGAAATGTGGTGTAGCGAATGCGGAAAAATGTGGGTAGACACTACCGGACAGAAGGACGGATATATACGGTGTCCCTATTGCGGCGAGAAACTGGAAGTGAATGTAAGCCGTAAGACAAAGGACGATTCAATGAGCTATCTGACAGTAGCCACCACATCAGGAGATTTTCAAGTGCTTCGCCATTTCTACACAGCCAAGTATGTGAGGAAAGATAATGAACCCCATTATTTCATCGATGAGGTATGCCAGCAGTGGATAACCGCTGACAACAAGGAAACGGTTATCGCCAAAGCCATGAATATGGGGTATAGGGGCTGGCTTCATACTACAGATATGAGTATCAAGAATGACGGAAACATCTACTATTCCCATTCGTATGACATAGACGGTTATGTATATCCGAAAGTAAAGCTGCTTCCTATACTCCGAAGGAACGGGCTTCGCACTTCGTTCCACAATGTTACTCCTGCAATAATGATACGTGCGCTTCTTGGAGAAAGTAAGTATGCGGAAATGCTTCTGAAAACAAAGCAGTACAGTATGCTGGATTTCTATATGCACCGTGGTTGTCTTTCCCATCCCTGGACGATTAATATCTGTAACCGCAACGGATATGTCATCAAGGACGGCTCCCTGTATCATGATTACCTTGAATTGCTGGACTATTTCCACCTGGACACACATAACGCATACTACGTTTGTCCGAAGAATTTAAAGAGGGCTCATGACAAGCTGCTCGAACGAAAGAGGAAGATAGAAGCTAAGATTCGGGCCGAAGAGGAACGGAAGAGACGGATTGAACGCATGTCCAGAATGAAACAGGATATCCTTTCTTTCATCCGTAGAATACAGCCTTTCCTTGGAATGGAAATTAAGGATGAGGACATTGTCATACGTCCGCTAGAGAGTGTGACACAGTTCTACCAGGAAGGAAAGGCGATGCACCATTGCGTATATTCTATGGGATATTACAAGAGAAATGAATGCCTTATTCTGACAGCTCAGAAAGACGGGAAACGTCTGGAAACGGTAGAGGTTTCCTTGCAGACTTTCAAGATAGTACAAAGCCGTGCGGTTTGTAATGGGACAAGCGATTATCATGATAGAATAGTCAATCTTGTTAACCGTAACATGGGACTGATAAGGAGGGCTGCATCATGAAGGAATGTATCGAGTGTGGACGGAACCTGCCGGAAAGCAAGTTCCGTGCCTATGAGACCAAATCCGGTACCCATTACACCAGCAGGTGCCGGTTATGTGAAAGTCGGCATACGGCAGAACGGCAGAAGCTGATACGGCGTGCCGGTAAGCTGGCACCATACACCAATGAGCAGTTGGTTGCAGAGCTTCGGAGGCGTGGGGCATACATCATGTATGGAAGTGATTTTGATAGTATAACAACGATATGAATAATCAATGAAAACGAATTTGTATTATCTATTCCTGGCAGTCATGTGGTGGCGGCTGGGATAGGTGGAAAGGAGATAAAATGGCAGCGTATGATGTAAACCAACATTGTGAGGACTGTAGATATGCAGACGCATTCGGAAGAAGCTGCAAGCACGGGATGCTTTTCCCGCTTCTGGTGCTGATGACATACGGAGATGTGTATAAGTGTCCCAATTTCGAGAAGAAGACTATCGAACAGCTTAAAGAGCAGATAGCTCAAAGAGAACAACTAAGAAAGGAGAAGCCATGAAAAGAAAAGATATTGAAAAAGCTGCCGGAGATTATTCTGGCAGCTCATTGGGATTCACCGATAACAATTCAGTAATGGCAAAGCATAAGGCCTATGTAGCTGGTGCCGAATGGCGCATAAACATTGTTTGGCATGATGTTAAAGAAATGCCAGAAAACAATCGTATGATTTTAATTATAATGCAGCATGATATACCTACAGTGTTAGGTCCGGATAATACTTTTTTTAAAGAAGAAGTAAAAGATAGACAGATACATAGATGGGCATACGTTGATGATTTAAAACCTAATATGGAGGAATAATATATGAACAGAGAAATAAAATTCAGAGGTAAATCCTCTGTAACAAATGAGTGGGTTTATGGATTACCTGTAAAGGTCTGTAACGAAAGCCATATAATCGGATTTGATGAAGTAGATTTAGATGGTCATCATATAGTCTTTTATAGCGATAGACCTGTTTTTACAAAGCAAGGAACCATCTGCCAGTTCACCGGACTTCAGGATAAGAATGAGAAAGAAATATATGAAGACGACATCATGCAGATTACAACAACCCTTGATAAATATCTGTTCAAGGTAACTTGGAATGAAGAGTTAGGAGCATGGTGTTTGATGATGAAAGGTGATATTAAAGAAGGAACAAAACCTTTAGGGGAATGGCTAGGTGAATATTGGGATAAAATCGAAGTTATCGGAAACATTTACGACAATCCGGAATTAATGGAGGAATGGATATGAAACCAATATTAAACTACGAACAAGTAAAAGAACTAAAGGTAGATGAACCTCTGATAGAATGTTATGCCGGAGTAGTGAACTATTATAGATTCCTGTGTTTCCATCCGCGGAACACCAATTATGTAATTCTTTTGAATCACTGTGAAGAACCTGTACGTTTCTACTACCAGAATCTCATTGACAGATTCTATAAAGATTACTCACAACGGGATATTATAACATATCGGAAAGATTACTATGAAAGGAAGATAAATGAATTTAATCAAGCCCTTGCTGAGCTTGACGGTAAAAACAATTTGGAGGATTGACTATGAGCAAGAAAGAAGAACAGGCATACGATTATTCAAAGAGAGTAAGTCGTGGTAATCCGATGACTAAAGATTTGACTGAGTGTTCCTTCATGGTTGGCTGGGATGCCTGCATGAAACATCTGGCAACATTGCCATTGGATGAAGCCGTGAACGAGGTTTAAAACATATTGGTGTCAAAATAGTGTAGTATATCAATGTTTATCTTGAATTTGCTAATCAGATACCTTTTTGTTTATGAGAAAATTGCTATCTTTGAGAAGTAATTAACTATAGATTAATAGACATGGACTCTATTCGAATTAAAAATTTACATTGCTTGGCTGATACTGGTGTTATTCCACTAAGAGATATTAATATATTGGTCGGTGCAAACAGTTCTGGGAAAAGTTCATTCCTGCGAGTATTTCCCCTATTAAAGCAAGGACTAAATACTAATAAAAGAGGACCTATATTATGGATGAGTGAGGATGTGGATTTTGGAGATTTTAAGACCGCTGTTAGAAAAGGAGAGAAAGATATTGTATTTGAGTTCACTGATAAAACATCGTTTGGAAATAAGACTTGTTTGAGGTTCGACGTAGTAGTGGAT